ACGGATTTCTGTGACAAGGAGACAAACATTCTTCAACTCTACGATTGGTGAATCGGGATGGTCTAGCTCTCCAAGAGCACGACGCTCTTTGACGAGTGTATCGTATTTCTTAATCTCACGCATAAGAATTTCACGTGGATAGATTCTACCATTGTAGTTCTTAACTTCTGAGCGTTGTAGAACGCGATCCTTCAAAATTAACGGTCTATCTGGAGATGCCTTCGCCTCTTCAATGACGTCAGACTCCAACTTTAGCTCGTACCATTCTGTGAGTATTAGTTTGTCACTCATTAGCCCATCTTGGTCTTCTGAAATTCAACTACTGCAGAGCGAGCGAAGACTGGTAGTTTCAAAATCTTCTCCACAGTCTTATGGACTGGAGAACGAAATTGATCAAAGTGCAAGAACTCAATCTTGCCAGTCTTTCTGTTCGGTGCAGGTTCGTCCCTCATGTCGATGGCATTGACTGTATCAATGTTCAATTCCATCTTAAAGAACTTGGCCTTACCTGGTACCGCAATAGCAGCACCACCAAAATCATAAGTAAATATGATGCTATCCGTTTCGAAGTACAAAGTGTCAAAAAAAGCACGCAGCTGTGATTGTACACGTTTTAGCTCAACTTCAAAGTCTTTAACTGCTTCTCGAGCCAACGTCTCAGCATCTGCATTGACAAGAGCACTTGCCTTCGCTGAACTTAGTTTAGGCTTCACCCAAGTTTCAAGGACAAAGTAGACTGATTCTGGACGTCGTTTGTTATCAATACACCCGAAAAGACCCTTCCAGTTTTTGTTACTAGGTTTTAATGGAATTTGACTACCTGGCCCATACTTACCTTCAGAAATTAGATCAGTCAGTTTCATTGTCATTCCTTAATGCCTTAATTTGCATGTATAGCTCAAAGATGTTGAGCAATTTATCCACCGATGGTTCACCAGCGAGCTTCTGCTCTGCGAGCTCGAGATTTGTAACTAAAGAATCGTCTAGATTTTGACTGCGGAATTCAGTAAGAATCTTACGCAATGATTTAAACTCCGTATTGTAAAGTTCAATAAGTGTTTCATGACTATCAATATGTTGCAACTTTTTAAACATGGCACGTTCAGCTACTGTAAATAGCGGGCCAAACTCCTTATTGAATTTTTCGATGCCAATTCTAACTACGCGCTGCGGAGTAAAGAATTCTAAATTAGCATCTGCGAATTGATTATGCTTAGCTGTGAGCTCTTCTAGTGGTCGCGGCTCATCCTTCTCAGCCATAGTGTGCTTGAGTACGGTCTTGAACGCATTAGCAGTACGAGACGTATCATAATCAAAATCTGAGATCTTAGCCTCAATGAGGATATTGATAGCTTCGTCTAATGGTGTATTATCTTCATGCAGATCAAATTTGTGCTTTAGTAATGTATTGAATGTGAGGACGTCTCCACGAGTTAGGCTTTCTAACTGGGCAAGTGTATTCTTGACGAACATGATTGCTAAGTCACGGTCAGCCTCTGTATGATGATAGAAGTTCTCATACACATGAAACTGTTCTATCAATGGTTCCTTTGATTGGAGATAGTCGATATATTCACGTAGGTCATCCTTTGCATGAACCTCGCGCCCTTCGATAATGAGTCTTATACATCGCTTTGAAAATGCGCGTTGCAATGCACCGAAATTCATCTTGTTGTCTCCCTAAGTGTGTTTCTTGTTGACTGACTCATAACGAGCTTGTCTACATCTTTTAACAATGAAATTGTACATTCATTATTGATGCTATTTGATTTTAGCATCGGATTATCATCTTCATTAATCGCCATTGATGGCACTGTATGTGACAACGCAATCATACGATCAATCTGTGCACTATATTCATCTAGCCCATTGATGTACTGTAAAGGTGATGTGCCACGAGACTTAGATATACGGGCTTCTTTTGGTTCGTTATTTAAGCCGCCCTGATCTGCGCCTTGCTTACCAGGATTGCCTCCAATCTTTTTCTCGAATTCTGGTGTGTTGTCTTCCTCCATTTTGAGGTTAATTTTGCCTTCTAAATATTGCTGTTTCATAATGAGCTTGATTTCTTGATCGCTAAAGTTCATAATGTTACGTAGTGCCCACACTAGACTGACAGGCGAGAGACTAGTCTCGTTCCAAATATTGCTGATAACAGTGGCTTTCTGCGATAAAATTTCAAGGTTTTCTTGCTCAAGCATGCTGTTTGGATTACTCAATTGTAACTCAAAATCAGCTAACTGATCGCGGTCTCTAATACCTATTGAGAACAAGTGAATAAGTGCAATCTTGTGTAGTTCTGAAATGACTGCATTCTGCACACGCTGAATAGTGCGAGCGAAGCGGGCGTCTTGACCGGCGAGAGTAGCCTTAGCATTAACATCTTCCTCGTAGGTAAGGAAGGCTTTTGGGATCTTAAGTGAAGCGAAAAGCTTCTGTTGTAGATACTCGATATCAGCAATCTCGTCCATATTTGATGCACCAGGAAGAGTGTCGATGTCAGATGAGCGATCCCCGCGAACTGGGACGAAGAAGTCTTCATCTACTGACATAACATTATACTTGAAGGATACATTACCTGTGTGGTGTTCAACTGCAGGTGTTCGCTTCATAGCACGCTTAACTTTTTCCATGTACTTTGGAACATCAGTTGGATCGATGTTACCTACATCGATTTTGAATACACGGCGCTCAGGCGCGCGAGTCAGACGATAAACGATCATTGCATCTTCAGCAAGGGTCAACTGTTTCCAGATTCGCCGCGCTGACTCAAGCATGCTCGTGCCGTATGGATAACGTTTATCGTCATTTAGTAGACGAAAGTGCGCGAGCTGCCACGCGTCGAATTCCAGATTCTGTGTGATCCATTGGAACTTGACAGAGTTGAGGTTGCCATCATATGCTTCCTCACGCAGTACCTCTTTTGCTGGAATAGACATATGGCCCACGACGCCTTTATTCTCATCGACATCGAGGAGCAAATAATGATTGCCGTACTTGGCCATTGCACGAGTCCAGCCCCATAAATTGGCGCCAATATCGAGGACGTCTTCAAATAGACGCTCAAGCTCATTTTTAACACGTTGATTAGATGATCTAACTATCAAGATCTTACCAAACGGATCTTCAGTCAAGCACTCGTCTGCGTAGATGTCAAGGGCAGATGCAATCTCTGGAGTATATTCCATCGCTTGAAAGTCCTCGTAAGAACGAAAGCGATCGGGATCGATTTGCGTAAGCCGCATGTAGTAGTCATTAGTTGCTCTTGCAAACTGAGCATCTAAGATATCCTTATGCTGCGAACTAGTTGGCGCATCAAGGCGGGGAGGCTTAAGATCAGGAACACGGCCGATGCCGAGCTTCATGAGATAAGTTAGCTTCTTGGGTAGATCCCATTGTGATACATCACCGCGGTCGAATGGTGCGCGTGTATGTAATTGTGAATTTGGACGATATTGAGATGCCATTATGCTAACGTGTCTCCTTCAGAACTTGTTTGCAAACAGCAAACCAGGCTTTAATAGCAGCTGATACAGCTACTCTATGTTCATCGACTATATCTGCTTCTACAGTTGAGTCCATGTAGTTTATTTTGTTTTCCTTATGCATGTTATCCTTTCGATGGCATGTCAATCAACCAACCACGATAATCCTCTTCCTCTCCATTTGGAAGCTGAAGCTTATATGGATCTTGCACATCAGTTCTGAACTGATTCTCAATCGTAGTCATATTTGGCGATGATTCAAAGGCATCGATCATTGCTACCGTTCTCTTCTTGGCATTCTCCATATCGACAAGCATGGTCGTAATAATGAGCTGACTGATACCAAGCGATATACAGAGGTCGTCGTTAAAACCCTTCTGTGCTTGTGCTTTACCATTATACCAAATGAACGTACTGAGTTCATGATATAGTCTGGTCGATTTAATAATAAACTGACCTGTACGTATGCTTTCCTCGAGTGCACTAATTAGCAGTGGTCTATTAGCCGATGTAGTCTGGAACCCTGGGACCATCTTATCTTTGTTTGTCAAGTTTCGTTCCATCCACTTGCGATTGTTAGGATGGAAGTGTGATGGCATTGAATAGAAGATGTTTTGATACTTAAGCTCAACAATCTTGAGACATGTTGCGTATCCAATACTGTTGGCTTCGCATGCTAGTAATGCTGTATTATACATACTTGCGAGCTTAACTAGAAGGTCAGCATACATGTCTGGTGGAATTTTACCTCTATACTCAGCCACTTGCTCATTAGTACTCTGTTTAATGACTATCGCCGCGGAATAGTCCTCACCGTCACCGCGCGCAACGTCTGCTGCCACAATGTAATCTTCGAAAGGCTGTGGCTCTTCCCATATCCACGTATTGTGATCGAAGCCCCATGTCTTTATTGGTGTTATAATATACTTCTCGAGTTCTTTCATAATGTCACCACCAATGACATTATCTCCGGAACCAGCGAAGTCACAATCGAGCTCTTGTGCAATCTTACGAGGATCTGCTAATTCTCTTTTTTGTGCTTCATACCAAGGTGAAGATGGAAAGCCCCTCTTTGAATATGTAATATCCTTGGCAAACCATGGATGTTGAGCCCAGTGAAGTTTTATAGCATTAAAATCTGACTCCCCTGTCTCAGCGAGGACCCATTGACGATGGAACCAGTTACCTTGTCCCTTAGGCGTGCTAATAACTATGGCATTGCCGCCAAGCGATAGCGTTGGGAACACAGCGGCCCAGAGGTCGTCTACCTTATGGCTATCGATGATAGCAGCTTCGTCGATTATTAGTAGGGAGAGGGCTTCTGAACGCGCGGAATCTGAGGTAGTAGCATGAGCTGTGACTTTGCTACCATTAGACAGGATTAGTTCGGTGGCGTTGTCTGTTGTGATTGTGCCGCGAAGCCATGTCGGCGTGTTCTTGATGAATATCTTAGCCTTCGCAACAAAGTTTATCGCTACTTTCTCTTTGTTTGCAACAACAGCAATATTCTGACCTGCATGGAATTGCATGAGCCATGCAACATAGCCAGCGGTTATTGTTGATAAACCAAGCTGTCGTGTCTTCAGAATAATGTTAAAACGGTGCTGCTGATATTGTTTAATAGTATGAGATTGGAAGGGGAATGCTTCCATTTTCATTTTACCCAGCTTTGGGTGAATAACCATGCCGTATGTTTGCAGATAATATAGTGGGTCTGTAGTAGACTTGAAAGTCTCCTCCATAAGGAACTGCTTAGTTTTGCGACCTCTAACTTTTGCCATGAATTATTTCCACCACTACTATTAAATACTCAGCATGCCAAAGAAGTTGCTCTTCAGTGCTAGTTGTGCATGGAACAAAGAGAAGGACCACCTCTTGCGAAGTGGTCCAGTCCCTCCCGTTATTATTCAGCGTTTAATTACTGTACAACGCTTCGAATGTATTGTACAGGTTGATATCGAGCTCGCGTGCCCTCTCAACCTTGTTTTTTTCACGCTTAATATCATGCTCGATGACAGAATTGAACGCATTGTAGAAGTTCCAAACTGTGAAACCGTCCTCGTGATTCGTGTAGTAGTCAACAACATTATCACTATAACGAGCAGGAAACTTACACCCAGTAGTGTTAACGACTTCCTCAATGGCCTTAATGATGACAGACTCATCCCGCTTGCTAGGACCAGGAAGCTGGTTCCAAGCCGTAATCCACTCGAAGGACTCAGGCTGCTCTAAAATCTCGAGAACACGCTGTACCGCGGCATCGAAGTAAGCATTCTTACTGTGACCCACAGCGAAGCCAGCAATCTTCCATGGCATCCGCATACCATTGAGGCATACTAAGCGCATGATTTCGAGTTCGGTCATGTACTTCCGAGTGCCATCAAGACTGTTAGTCACTGTAATACCGGGCCAATAGTTATCATTTCCACCAGCGGAACGCTGGTGCTCTGGAAAAGTGAGGTTCGCGTACATGCGAGCCCCATTATGTGTGAGCCGAATGTTCTTGTGAATTTTTGCGTTGACCTTATCAAAAGCCTCAAGTATTGGATTGAGAGCATCAGCGTGAGTTAACACTTTGTATGTGCTTTTAACGAGTCCAATAACTTCGTCTGTATCGGTACGGATTATGGCCCGAGTGTTAGGAACACTTAGACCACTATTTGTTTCAACTTTCTGCTCTATGATGGGAAAATCGTATTCAGAGATCTGCTCTTCAAGTTTTACATTGTAAGCCATTGCCTACTCCTCTTCAATTTGTGTGATATCAGATGTCTTCTTCATCTGTTTTCTTCCGCGAATATTTCCAGGGAAACCGCCGGCCGCCTGGTCGAAGACCACGGCCTAATCTAATGTCTTCTAGTCGTTCAAGAGTTTCTACAACATTAACAGGGTCATCATAGAACCATAGTTCTTTATATTTAATTTCAGGGTTGTAAAAACATGTTGGACAATCTTTTGGAGTCTTACACCCGAAAAAATTTTTGTGTGGACATTGTGACGGAAACTTAGCTATGTGCTTAGTCTTTGTCGTCTTCTTCGCCATTATTGTCGTCTACTATTTTAACAAAATCAAAAGGTTCAAGGTGTGTGGTTATTATTGATTGGGCACCAGGACCAACGAGCTTAAAGATTTTACCAGAGTTAGTTTTGATTATGTTACTTCTCAAATCCAAGCAACTAACATCATTAATGACAATTAATTGTTTACCACTTCGTTCTTGTGAATCCCCTGTAGGAACATAACCCAGTACCGTTGAACATAGTCCAGCACGATCGTAGTTCACTATCCAGCTTGTCAATTCAAGGTCCATGATACTCTCAATCATGAGTCAATTATACATGAAAAATTTCATACTGTAAACCTAATTAAAATACATATCTCCAAATTTTATCTTGATTTTTACTTGGTCTGCAGTTTTTGTTACTTCCACATTTTCGGCAGTAATGTTTACGTCTTGAGCGACGACTACCGTGCGCTCGTAAATATCTCCAGCAAAGGCAACACGCACAGTAACCTTCTTATGAATCTGCAGTTTATTATGGGTCCTTGTTCTTAACCTACTAGAACCACCAGTGCCAACATGAGATTCTTCAGGTTCAACATATGGAATATCAATAATCTCGATATCGTAGTTTAGTATACCCCTAGAATAGATAAAAGTTGCAGCACCAATCCAACCCTTAGTTACAGTAATACTCGCGTGATTAGGCATTACAAAGTCTTTATACTGCTATACTCCATAAGAATACCGGCACCGTCATATGTAGCAGAGACTATGTATTGGTGCGATGGATTTGTACCAGCTATAGCATCAACAGAAGTTAGATACGTTGTAACAACGGCATCCGTCAAGTTACCATCACCATTATATGTCTGACCTGTAATAATGAAGTTACTTTGCGATAAACCAAGAATCGCGGATATGTTAATGTTGTGACCAGATAAATTGAAATTCTCTGTATCATTTACTGTCATTAATGATTGGTTGTCAACTGTAGCCATACCTCGAATAGTTAGTGTTCCAGCAGTACATG